TTGACAGCCGAGGCGGAGGAAGCTTTCAGAAGGCTATACATTCGCCTCGCCAGGCGTAGAAGGTTCTTTGGGCTTTATGCGAAGAGAAGCCTAAAAAAGGCTTTGGCATACGCTTCAATAGGCTTTGTTTCAGGCTACGTGGCTGGCTTACAGGCAACCCAAGCCCTCAGCGTGGCAATTTTAAGCGGAGCCATATCCGCTGCAGCCTACTTCATCCACAACCTGTTAAAGTGATTTCTATGGTGTTCCGCTTAAGGAAGTGGCATGTTAGACAGGTTGAGGACAAAGACTACATATTTGTTGAAGCCAAAATAGCAAACCCACTTGACCCCAAGAAAGCCGAAAAAGTCGAGTTTCTCGTCGATACCGGAGCCACAGGCTGCGCTATAAGCTCTGATCTGGCTGAGAAACTTAACTTAGAGGCAAGCGGAACAGTTGATGTTGGCTTAGCTGATGGAAGCTCAAAGCATGTTAAAGCAGCCTACATCCTAATTGAGCTGGCAGGTCGAAAGCTCTACACATGGGCTGTTTACGATAAAGGCTTCACCCCGATACTCGGCTTAGACGTCATGCGAATCCTCGGAATCCACGTTGACGTCCCAGAGAAAAGGATTCTCGTCCCATATAGAAACATGAGGCTGAAGCGGATCAAGCTATACATGGGACTACCAGCAACAACATACACATTCACCCTCCAATATTATCAGAAAAATTAGGGTGAGTGTTGTTTTATTGCCCAAAAAGCCTGTTAAAAACAACATTCTTCAGCGTTTTATTGCCCTAAAAACCAAAATAAAACTTGACACCCGAAAGCTCAGAGAACACCTACTCGATGAGCTTGAAGCACTTTTCCAGATGGCAAGCGACATAGCCCGAGGGAAAACAAAAACACAGGTAGTGGACGGAAAACAGGTTAAGGTAAGCCTTAAAGCAAGGCAGAAGTGGGCTCAAACAGCAGCCTACCTCGCAGGCGCCATGGAGAGGATAGCAAAAGACCTTGATGAAAGGGAAATAAACGAGATTCTCACGGAGGCTGAAAAGCTGATTGCAGAAGCAAAAAGAGAAACTGAAAGATGTGCTGGAGGAGCTGAGGAGACTTAAAAAGAAAGAACCAGTCCAAGTGCCCGAAGACCCCGTTGATTTCTGCCAAAAATGGTTCAACTTCACGCCAACAGAATACCAGGCGAGGCTTCTCCGAGACAAAAGCAAGCGGATTGTTGTCCGATGGAGCCGGCAAGCCGGGAAAACGACAACCCTCGCCTTGAGGGCCATATGGTTTGCCCTCAGACATCCGAAAACATTGACGCTTATAGTGGCTCCTTCGCTTCGTCAAAGCATGATTTTGGCGGACAAGCTTCAAGACTTCTTAACCGGCCTGCCGCCGAGTTCGCGGAAAGCGATCATAGATAAGCTGCAGCGAACAGTTATCCGCTTCAAAAACGCTTCAAGAATCGTTGCGCTTCCAAACAGTCCAAACCTATTGAGGGGCTACACGGCTCACCAAGTTATTTGCGACGAGGCTGCCTTCTTCCGAGACGACGAGCTTGTGTTCTACAACGTGCTCATGCCCATGCTGAGCACGACGGACGGGACGCTTATCGTTTCAAGCACGCCTTGGAGCACCGACAGCGTCTTTTACAAAATGTGCATGAACCCCGAATACAGCCAGCATGTTGTCACGTGGGAGGACGTTGTCAAAGCCGGCTTAGTGAAGCGCGAGTTCATCGAGGAAATGCGTCTAAGCATTCCCGAAGAGCGTTTCCAACGCGAGTTTGAAAGCCGGTTTGTCGAGGACATTGACGCCTGGCTCCCCCAAAGCCTTATCACTTCATGCATTGACGCCGAGCTTCAGCCCTACGACTTCCACGATCAGCCTCAAGGAGACTTCTATATTGGCGTTGACTTCGGAAAACAGCAGGACTACAGCGTTGTCGTTGTTGTCGAAAGGTTTCCTAATAATATATTGAAGCTTGTCCATGTGCACCGGTTCCCGTTGAACACGGAGTATGCGAGCGTGATAGGCTATGTTAAAAGCCTCCAGGATCGTTGGAAAACTGTTCGCGCCGTTTACGCCGACATTACAGGCGTCGGCGGCTACATTGTCGAGGACATGGCGCACAGCGGAATCCAAAACGTGCAGGGCGTAACCTTCACGGTTCAAACCAAAGAAGATATGGCGACAGTTCTACGCGAGAAAATGAGGCAGAAGGAGTTTCTAATACCCTATGAGCCTGTCCGGAGACGCCAAGACATTGACCTGTGCGCCGAGCTTAACGTTGAAAAATATGAGCTTATGAAAACAGGCCACATACGGTTCAGCCATCCAGAGGGAAGCCACGACGACGTGTTCTGGGCGACGGCTCTAGCCGTTTACGCAGCCGTCCAGTCGCCCCTCCCCGGTAAAGGCGCCGTCCTGTTGCCCCATTAAGGTGATCTTGCATGAGTTTCGTCGCGGACCGAATTCGCAAAGGCTTGAAAGCCGTAGTAGAAGCCGTTAGAAGGCCCTTTGCAGCTCAGAGGCTTTACCCGCCAGACGTTAGCCGACGCCAAATTGAAGAAGAAGTGCCCGTAAGCTGGAAAGCCGACAACGTCCTATGGGGCTACGTGACAAAATACATGCTGAAGGGCAGCGGCGCAGGCTTCGTAACCCCGCCCTACACCGCCTACTGGGAAAGGCTCTGGGGAACAGTTCCAATCGAGGATCTGCCCAAATACAAGGACCTTTACACGTTCACACCATACATCAAAGCCTCAATCGACGTCACAGTTAACTTAGCTATAAGCAACGGGTTCGAGCTTGAAGGCGGAGAAGACAGCGTTCGAGAGTGGCTTTCAAACTGGCTTGACGAGCAAAACATTCTGGAGACGCTCCGCATAGTCGCGACGGACATGCTTGTTTTCGGCAACGCTTACCTTGAAATGTGCAGAAACGAGGACACGGGCAAAATCGAGTGGCTTAAGCCTTTGGACCCCGTCCACATGAGGGTCCGCCGAGACGCTTACGGGCAAGTGCTCGGCTACATTCAGCTGCTGACTTTCCCGCCGGTCGTCTTCGCAAGCGATGAAATATGCCATTTCAAATGGGGTGCAAAGAGCTGGTGGTTTGAAAGTTGTTACGGGACAAGCCTTCTCCGCCCGCTCTTAAAAATCCAAGCCTTGATTGACCAGCTTGAAGACGACATGGCTGTAATCGTGCACACTTACGCCAAACCCATGCTCGTGGTTAAGGCTGGAACGCCCGAGAGACCTTGGACGGATACGCAACTCCAACAGCTTGTTGAAGCCTTCCGGGACCGAAAGCCGGCCACAGATGTTTTCGTGCGTGGAGACGTTGAAGTTGACGTTGTTCCAAGTCTCACAAAAGATGTCAACGTAACGTTTTGGCTTGACTATTTGCTACGGCAACGTGAAGCCGTTTTAGGCGTGCCTAAAATCTTCCTAGGCTATTCAGAGGGAACCAACAGGGCGACCGCGGAAGTAGTGATGCAAGAATATGTGACGCGTTTAAGGATGATGCAGGAAATCATCGGCGATACGCTTGAAACAGTCTTGTTCAAGCAGCTTGTCAAAGATGAGTTTGGCGAGGGCGTTGAAATTCCGAAAATAAAGTGGAAGCCTATATGGGAGCCCACGTTCCAGGACAAGGCTAAAGTGCTCGGCGACCTCGTGGATAAAGGCATAATATTGCCCAAAGAAGCTCGAACACAGCTTGGCTTCCCAGAAGAGTATCCGATAACCACGCCCGAGGAGCTTCAAGCCATTCTGAAACGGAACGGCGTCAAGCCCTGATACGGGGTATTTTTCGCTTGCTCAACACCCTTTATAAATGCTCAATGTTATTGAGCGTGATTTAATGGCGTTTTTCGGCTTTCCAAGGCGGGGCGAGCAACGGGTTTACGCTTACCGCACCATGCGGGACGAGAAGGTTTGCGACGAATGTTCCGCCTTGGACAATACTGAATATGTTTGTGAGGATGAGGAGCAGCCGACCAAATATTTTGAGGATGCTGAACAGTGGGATGAGGAAATAGACTCTTGGAAAGTCAACTTGCATCCCGCATTGTCGCTGCTGGCTTGAGCTTGTCGACGTTAACAAAGAGGAATAAAGATGCCAGGGATTAGATGAGACGCCTAACACTTTCCGTTACCGGGTTCAGGATCCCGAGAAGTTTGACAAGTTTAGGGTTAAGCCCATTACTCAAGGCGTGAAGATTACGTTGGGAAGGGTTAAAGGAACAAACCGCTGGGAGATTCAAAGCTACATTTTCGACAAGACGCGGTTCAAGGACAAGGAACAGCGTTAAAAATTGGCTTGAAAAGCATTTGAAAAGCGAGCTGCAGCTTCTTTTGGACTTTAAGGCCTGGAATGAGCTTCGCATGCGGTTTTTACAGGCTTACCTAAACATTTCACGCCTCGAATAAGCCTCACGGGTATCAAATTACCAAAGAGGTGTAAAAGAATGAGTTTTGAAGCTGCAAAGTGGACAACCAAATACATCAACGACCTTCCAGACGACGCCTTCGCCCTAATTGAGCCCGGCGGCGAAAAAGACGAGGAGGGTAAAACTGTTCCGAGGACTCTGCGCCATCTACCACATCATAAGCCCGACGGAAGCATTGACCTGCCTCACTTGCGCAACGCTATGGCCCGTGTAACTCATATCAAGCCTAAAAACATGCCCAAGAAAGAGGCTGTTGAAAAAGCCCACGCGCATCTTCTTCGCCACTACAAGGAGCTGAAGATTCCGCATCAGCCCTGCGAGGTCAACAGGCTTGGCATTAAATGCGAGGGCTACACCCCGCAAGAGGAGAAGAAAAGCATGCTTGAAGACTGGCAGGCGTTTGCTGCTTGGCGCGAAGCCTACTTGAGGCGGAAGTTTCAAGGCTTAATGTTTCCAGCGATCGTGGAGTGAAACATGGGCAGAAACCAGAAGAAAAGGCGCAAGCTTCGCCGTTTAAAGATTCTCGGCTTGATTTAGAGGTGTGAAAGCATGCAGCTCAGATATTATGTGCCTTTTAAGGCAGTTCAGAGCGCCGACCAGAAGGAAGCCCAGTTCCCCATTAAAGAGCAGCTTGTGGTTATCGAAGGCGTCGCCATCGACACAAGCGTCAACAAAAACAAGTGGCAGGTTCCCCGCGAAGACCTTGAATATATCGTTGAAACTTTGAAAGGCGCCCAGCTCCGCGTTGACCACGCTGAATCAGCGCTCATGGTCGTCGGGAAAGTTGTCGATGCAAGCCTTGACGGAGACCGCGTGCTTGTTCAGAGCTGAAGTTGGCGATGAAAGGCTCATTGACAAGATCATAAGGGGCTACGTCACGCATGTTAGTATTCAAGTTGACAGCGACGAGGTTGAATGCAGCAAATGCAAGCGTCCAACACGCAAAGAGGGCAGGCTTGTCCACCTCTGCCCAGGGCGCATGGGAAGTTGTCCGAAAGCCAAAAGTGCGCGAGTTAAGCATTGTCGCGAGCCCAGCCTACGAAACAACAAGCTTCCAGCCTTTAGGCTTCTATGCAGCCATGAACGAGGCTCAATGGGGCGCAATAATCGAGTCTTTAACCAAATCGGGTGTTTTGGAGCCTTCTCCTTCACAGTCATCCGTTTCACCGGATGATAATGTGGGTTCTAAGCCCGCTGGGCTGCAAGAACCCGAAACAAAAACCGTTCAAAAAGCGGGTGAGGTGAAGCCCATGTCCGTAAACGCGGAGCAGAAGGCTTCACCGCAAGTGGCTCAGGCAACAGTCAACGTTGCACCCGGAGAAACTTCGCCAAAGCAGGTGGAATACGAAGGACTTCATGAAGCAGCTTGAAAAGCTGATGGAGCAAATCAAAGGAGAAACAAGTGAAGAGGCAATTGAAGCTTTGGAAGCCAAAGTTCGCGCCCTCGAGGCTGAACTCGCCAAGCGTGTTAAGAAGGCAACCCTCAGCAAAAAGCTGAGTGAGTTGTCTAAACGCTTGGCTGAGCTTGAAGCCAAAAAGGGCGAAGAGGCTGAAGAGGCAGAGGAAGCCGAGGAAGCGGAAGAGGCTGAAGAAGCTAAAGCGCCGACCCCTGTCAGCGAGGCTAAAAAGAAAGGCTCTGCTGGAAAAGGCATTGTTGCCGTTGACGTCCTCGAAAAGGATGTTTTGGCAAACTACGACTGGTTCAAAGACCTTTTGAAGGCTCACCGCAAGCTTGTAGGCTTCCAGTAGAGGGGTGATTTGTCATGTCTTTTGAAGCTCGAGTTGCAGGAAACATTTTCAGCCTACCCGGAGACATAGTCACCTTCACTGCAAGCGCAGCCGTAACGAAAGGCCAGCTTGTCAAGGTGACGGGTTCAATGACTGTTGGCCCCGCTGCTGGTGCAACGGACGCCGTTATAGGCGTTGCAGCCGGAAGTGCCTCTGCAGGCTCAAAGGTTCCCGTCATCATGGGCTGCCCAATAGTTTACGTGACAGCCGGCGGAGCAGTCTCAGCCGGCGCCGTAGTCGGCTCAGACGCTTCGGCAAGGGCTGTGGCGGTCACTACGGCCGGAAACAGGGCTTTAGGCTATGCCTTGGAAGCCGCATCAGCTGCTGGCGACGTGATACTGGTGGCTGTTAACCCGCATGTGTATTAGAAGGGGTGATTGAGTATGGCTATGTTCCGTGACGCTTTCACCTGGGTTGACACGGGCGCAATAGCCTATCCAGCCCTGCACAAGAAGATTATTGAGCTAACCATGCCCGCCCTAGTGGTTAAACGCCTGTTCCCAGAATTCCCATTGGTAGCGGGTAAAACGGCAACCTTTGTTAAGCAGCAAGGCTCAAGGGCTGCGGCGATCACCGAGGTCGCCGAGGGCACAGAGTTCCCAATGGACTACACGCCATATACCTACATAACAGTCACACCATACAAGAAAGGCCTCAGGGAAAGGATAACCCGAGAAGCAATCGAAGACCTATACATACCCGTCATCGAGGACCAGCTGCGCCGATTAGCAAGGCGTATGGCCTACACAATCGACAAAGACTGCCAAACAGTCATAGACACGGCTGCAGCCACTACGATAACGGCTACAGGCAAAAGCCTCTCGGCAACAGGCACAGAGTTCACGATAACAGGCGGGCTTGGAACAAAAGACATTCTAGCAGCCAAAGCCGCAATCGAAAACTACGGCTTGATACCAGACACCATCCTATTGAACCCGGTAAACGCGAGAGACGTCTATTACCTGCCACAGTTCTCGCTATACGCCTACTACGGCGAGGAAGTCATCCAAACCGGCGCCGTAGGCACAATCTACGGCATGAACGTCTACGTAAGCCCAGTCATACCGGCAGGAACAGCCTACATCCTAAGCACTGGACAAAACGCGTCAGCGGCCTACGCCCCGTTGGGCTTCTTCGTAAATGGTGCCAAGGGTTTAAATATAGCGGGATAAACCCTTGCACCAGCGAAATAAAGAGGCCGCTGACAACCGACGTGGAGATCAAGAAGGAGTTTGACGCCGTCGAAGTGGTGCTTTCAACAAGGTATGCGCCTGTAGTCACTTACGGTGAAGCAATCGTTAAAGTGACAGGCTTGGCGACAAGCTAAACAGCCTAACAATTTCCCATCTTTTCCAGTTCCCCTTTTTGTTTTTCTGTTCCAGAGCCAGCCAACAAGCGTGGCTGGCGGAACAAAAAAGAGGTGAGTTAAAAAATGTCTGAAAACAACAAGAAGCCAAAGCGCGTGCTGTTCCGCCTAATGAAGGGGCTAATCTACGGAAGCGTCATAGGCATGGTTTTCGGCTCAGCGCTTTATCTGCTGGCTTCAGCAGTAAACCAGATTGCCCCGCTGCCTTTCGCCCCAGCAATTTGGGCAGCTTTGATCTTCGGCGCTTCCGTGGTAGCCGGGACAGCCGTCGAATACAGCGACTGGCTTGAAAGCCATGAGTAAACTTTCCATCCTCTGCCACGTTCTGCACGGCTTGACGGCGGGCTTCCTAGCCCCTAAAGGGTGGCTTGGCCTAGCAGTCTCCCTTTTTCTCTACGCCCAGTTCTTTGCTTATGAATATGTTGAAGAATCGAAAATCCGCGATGAAATGTTCCACGAGCTTCGCGAGTGGAGTTTCGGCTTCATAATCGGCTTGGTGCTGGGCTTATGCGTTTAAGCCTTAAGCGTATCAAGCGTTTGAAAAACGTTTGCTGTATAGCCCTAAGCGTTTTCATGCTTGTCGCGGGGCTTTGGCAGCTTGAAATCGTGGAATTCCGCCTTTCATTAGGGTTTAAAACGTTTGACTGGCCCTTCTACATATTTCCAAGCGTTGACATTTGGCTTGCCCGCGACATAATGTATAGCGTGATAGTCCTCGCGTTTATAATCCAATTCCTGAGCCTATGGTTCTGGGATTAACATGACCGTGCAATATGTAACCGCTTCAGATGTTCAAGCAGCCTTAAACATGACGTATGACAGCGTAAACAAGGTTTACACGGTTTACGGCTTAACGATCGCCGAGGCAAGCGTCCAAGCCCACGTGGACTTCGCAAACACCTACATAAACGCGTTGCTGGGTAGAGACCTAACCGCGGACGATCCGAAATACCCGGTTGCAAGGATGGCGGCTTTGGATTTGGCTTGTATGCGTGTCCTCGTCGTCTCAAGCGGCGGAGCCATGATAGGCGCCTTCGACTACTTCCTGGGCGATTTGCGTGTAGCCCGAGCCGGTCCATACGCAGAAGCCATTGAGCGGACAATAAAGGGCTTCCAGGAGGATTTCGTCCGCCAGCTGGTTAACTTGACAACGCCGGTTATGGCTGCGGAGGCAGCGGCTGCTGAAGAGGTTCCGGAATATAGGGGCGGGCTGATTAGTCCATGACGTTCAAGAATTATGTGAAGTTGAAGCTTAACGGGCGAATAACAATTTTGGATCCGGGCGTGGACATTGAGAAGCTTGCCGAATATTATGAAGTGGAGCCGTGTAGTAGCTGATGGCGGACGCAGCTGAAGTTTTATGCCAGCATTTACAGGACAACTGGAGCCTTACCAGCCCCTCTAAGGCGGACATTTATTGGGCTAAAAGCAAGGTTGAAGCCATAGACTTCACGAAGATGGCGAAAAACTATGTTGTGGCCTGTTACGCGCCTATGACTGCTGCAAACGTTCGAGTGTTGGCTAAAGGCGTTTTATTGGCTGAACAGAACGTTATGGTCGACATCCTCGTCAAGGTTTCAACGTCCGTGGGCAGCGCGGTCGCCGTGAGGGAAAACATGCGCGGCGAGGTTTACCGCATTTTGAAAGCTTCAACGCCAAGCGGTTTCGGCTTCGCGGACATCACCCGCGAGTTCAACAAGAACGAGAGCCCGGATTTGGTTCGGCTAAGCCTTCAGGTTAAAATGGTGAACTTAGCGTGACTGTTAAAATCCAAATTGACCCTTCAGAAGTTGAGGCTTTCGCCGAAGCCCTCAAGCAGATGAGCGAGGGTTTAAGGGACAGGTTTGCCGAGGTTTTGGGCGAAATAGGCCAGCAGATTGTTGTCCGCGCGAGGGCTTACGCGCCTGTTAGGACCGGAGCCCTTCGGGCAAGCATATATCACACGATAACCCGCGACCTGGTTCTCCGCGTCGGCGCATACGTTTATTACGCCATATTCCAGGAGTTTGGAACCCGCTATATTGCGCCCCGATATTTCCTAACCCGGGCGATAAACGAGTGCATGCCTCTCCTAACTTTCGCCATGCAGGAAGCCATCAGCAAGGCTTGGGAAAGCTTGTAAAGGGCCATCACAAGCGGGTGGCCCGCAAGCGAGGTGAGTGTGAATGCCGATACTGGGTAGAAGCGCCTCGATCTATAAGGGAGCAACTGAAATTGGATACTGCACAAGCGTCAGCGTCAGCATAGACGTGGACCTGATCAAGGAATACTACATCAGCGGGTCAAGTCCCGGACAAGCCGGCGTTTCTCGCCAGCGGAAACAAGAGCTTCAAGGTTAGCATTGAAAGGGCTTACGTGGACGGCACATACGCCAACGACGTTCCTCAACGGGTCCGCTGTGACAATCGAAATTCGCCCTGAAGGAACAGGCACAGGTAAGCCGAAGATAACTTTGAGCAACGTTGTCTTCACAAGCTGGGAGCTGAGCATCGAGCAAGACGGCGTAGGTAATGGAAAGCATTGAAGGGCGAAGGAACCAACATCACTTGGGGCACACAGTGACAGCCCTAACCTTTAGGAGCGTGATCTCCAATGCCGATTCTAGGCAGAAACGCGCTGCTTTACCGGACACTATACCCTTTAACGATCAGCGTTTCGCCGCCCCCAAACAGCACAAGCGAAGCGTTCACGCCGGCTGAACGCGTCGACCCCGGAGAAACAGCCCGAGTCACATACACATACACCAGCAACGCCAACATAACCGCCCTGCAGGCAGTTTTCAGCTGGCTGAACAGCGCCGGCTCCGAGCTGAGCAGAAACACCGTGAACCTGACGCCTAACACCGTCGCCACAAGGACCGACGAATACACGGCGCCGGACAACGCTTACAGCTTCCGGTTCGGCGTGAGGGCGACAAGCGGCTCAACATCTGGAACCGCGACTTTCTCGGGCATGACGGAGAGGCTTCTCATAGGCTACGCTAAGACAGTCAGCGCAAGCGTTGACGTGGACTTGATCAAGGAATACGTGTTTGGAAGCGATAAGCCCGCCGTCCTTTCAAGCGGAAACAAAACCTTCAAGGTCAGCATTGACCTGCTGTATGTGAGCAGCAAGTTCGCCAACAAAATCCTCGCCGGCGAAAAGTTCGACATCATGATAGCCCCGGACGGATGGGGATCCGGCAAACCGCTAATAACACTCAGAAACGTCACGTTAAACAGCTGGGAGCAAAGCATAGAGCAGGACGGCGTGATAGCCGAAAGCCTTGAAGGCGAAGGCGACAACATACTGTTTGAGACGCAAGCATAGAATCCCCAGTTTTTAGTCTGCTTAAAACCTTAATTGGAGGGAAAATTTATGGAAAATTTGGAACGCAACAAAGACGTGATACTAAACTTTGGACTAATAGCCGTCGGGCCACTGAGGGAGATCGAGAAGCTTCAGCAAATGGTTATCCGCGACTGCAAAGGTCTAAAAATCGTTTACCAAACTGTTTCTGCGAAAAGGCTGAAGCTGGTCAAAGTCCCACCGGGTTCTGAACCCGGTAACCCGCCTGTTTTTGGCATTAAAACCACGTTTAGGGGAGACTCTAAATGAGGCCAGGGAAAAGAAAGCTTGAACGAATTAGGCGGAAACTCGCCGAAAGAAAAGTTACTGGAGAAGGGAGGTGATTCGCTTTGAGTGGGAAAGTGGAGGAATACGCCAAAAAGCTTGAGCAATACGAGCAAGAGAAGGCTGCGAAGGCCGCCAAATTCGACGTCAAAGCCTTAATTCAAAGCAGCAGGGAGATTCGCAGGGTTGAAGTTGAAGGCTTGGGCGTTGTCGAATACGGAGTCTTAACGCTGGCGGACAGCATTGAGCTTGGCAAGTGCGGGACTCCTGAAGAGCGGGGTGTTATGACTCTTTGGCTGATGCTGCACAAGGCGAACAAGGACTTAACCCTCGAGGACGTCAAAGCCCTACCGTTGGAAGTCGCAGCTAAACTGATGACAGCCTTAAGCAGGGACATGGGTTTTACAGTTGGCAGGACGTCGAAGACTGGGTTAGAGTCAATGTTAACGCCCAGCACATAGGCCTAATCGCCCACGAATACGGCTACCCGCTTGAATACATAGGCAGCCTCACACCCTTCCAGTTCCAGTTTCTCGTTTCCTGGCTTAACTGGTTCTACAGCCGGAGAAGAGGCAGGTGAATGAGCCAAGAGCTTGAAATGCGCATAACAGCCAAGGTTGACGAAGCCTTGGCTGCCGTCCGCGAACTAGGCGACCAGACAGCGGAAGCCATGGGACGCGTCGAAGAGGCCAACGAGCGGGTAGCCAAAGCCCAGGAAAGCGCCGTCGCCTCAGCCCGAAACCTGGCCACGGGCTTCAGCGGGGTTCTGACAGCAGGCTTCAACCTCTACATGGGCTTAGACAGGATTGAGAAGGCGCAATATGCTGCTTCGAGAGCCTCCTATCAGCTTGAAGTAGCCCAAAAAGCCCTCGAGGAAGCTCAACGGAAATACAACGAGGCTGTGGCCAAATACGGCCCTGAAAGCGAGAAAGCCCAAGAAGCAGCTAAAAACCTCGCCCTCGCCCAGGAAAAGTATCAGCTCGCAGCTGAAAGGGCCCAAATCATGCAGAACAACGTGAACCAGACGGTGACGCAGTTCGCCCTCTCCGTTGTCCCGACGGTAATAACCATGATCGACAGCGGCGTCAAAGCCTTCCAGAGCTTCCACGCAGCCATTGACATGGTTAACAAGGTAACCGCCTTTCTGGCCGCCAACCCAATCATGGCAGCCATAATGGCCATCGGGCTACTCGTCGGCGCCTTGATCACAGCCTACCAGACCTGCGAGCCCTTCAGGAACGCGGTCAACGCGATCGGCCAAGCCCTCTACAACTTCCTCAAGCCGGCCATAGACGCCATTTGCGGGGCTTTAACATGGCTTTGGAACAACGTTATCTCGCCTTTCATTGGCACGCTTAAAACATTGTGGGATGTAATAACAAACAATCCTATTCTCGCGGCCCTTTTTGGCCCGATAACGACGATCGCCTACCTGATCAAGCATTGGGATGACGTTACAAAAGCCCTCCGTGACAGTTTGAGCTGGTTCTGGAACAATGTCCTGAAGCCTTTCGCCGACTTCATAGCCGGTGTTTTGGTCGCCAACATAAACATGTGGTCAGCGGCTTTCAAAGCTTTGGGCGACGTTTGGAATACTGTCTGCTCGGCTATAAGCGGCTTTTGGAACACATACATCAAGCCCATTGCGGACTTTATAGCTTCCGTCCTAATCGCCAACATTCAGTTGTGGATGAATATCTTCAAGGCCCTCGGCGACGTTTGGAGCAGCGTCTGCTCGGCCATAAGCGGCTTCTGGAACACCTATATCAAGCCCATTGGAGACTTCATAGTTTCCGTCTTGGTCGCTAACATTCGGCTGTGGATGAACGTCTTTAAGGTTTTGGGCGACATGTGGGGCGGCATTTGCTCGGCTATAAGCAGGCTTCTGGGACAAATACATCCGGCCCATTGTGGACTTCATCCGCATGGTGCTCATAGCGAACCTGCAGTTCTGGATGAATGTGGCCCAGAAGCTTGGCGAAGTTTGGAACGCCGTGTGTAAGGGGATTGGCTGGGCTTGGGACACCCTTGTGAAGCCCGTTGTTGACGCGGTTAAATGGTTCTGTGAATCCGTTTACAACGCTTTCAAGTGGCTTTTCGGCTGGCTTATAGGCGGAAGCCTTTGGACAAACCTGTGTAAAGGCATTGTGGGCATATGGAACAGCGTTGTCGCACCCCTCATAGACACCATTAGAGGGTTCTGTGACGCCGTTGTAAACGCCTTCCGCTGGCTTGAAGACACCCTCGGCTCGATATGGAACAATATTTGCAGCGCGGCCCAAAACGCTTGGAACGCTGTTGCAAACGCTTGGAAGGGCATCCAGGACACCGTGGGCGGAGCGGCCAAAGCAGCCGGCAACGCCCTCAGCAACTTCGCAAGTCAGGCGGGGAGCGCCCTGAGCCAGGCTGGGCAAGCCGTCTGGAACTTCATAACAAGCATATGTTTCGCCCACGCCATCCACAACGCGGTTGAATCGAGCATAAAGGACCTCGGCAAGTGGGTTGGCGCCTGTCAAGGAGAGCATGAGCAAGGGTGTTGAAAGCGTTAAAGGTTTTGTCGCCGAAATCGGGAAGCCCGCGGCTTTGGCTTTAGGCGGGGTCCGTGTGGGGGCTGCCGTCCCCGGTTGGGGCTCCCGCCTATGCCTCCGCCAGCCCCTGCGCCCGTAACAGTCAACGTAACGGCTCCGCTTGTTAACGTTGAGGGTTCGGCGGACAGGCGGACGGTTGAGTTGGCCGTGGAGAAGGTGAAGGAAGCCTTGAAAACCACGCTCATTGAAGCCACGTCTGCGGCCGCGCCTACCAAGCGGATCCGCGTGTTTGGAGGTGTCATGTTCTAATGTTGCTGAGCGAAATGGTTAGACACGTTAAAAGCGAGGGACCCCTTTACAAGGACACTGCGCTATACACGAGCCCAACAGCGCACGACTGGACAACCAGGAAAACCACAACCTTGAACATCGCCACCCCCACGCTTGTCTACGCGAAGTTCAAGGGATACAGCAGCGGAAGCAACGCCATGGGCAGCTTGAGGCTTCTGCACGGCACCAACCCGGTCCTCGTCTATCAGACGCTTCCGTTCAGCCCGGGCGCCGAGCGGGGGCTGCTGATGTACCTCGGCTCCGGAAACCACAGCTTCGCGCTCCAAACCGCCGTCTATAACAGTCCAAACAACAACGAAGTTGTGAACATATCCGAGTTCTCATTCTTCAACCTCGAATTTCCGGACCTTTCGGGCCAAGAGGCCGCCAACTCTGTGAGCGTGGGGTCCGGGCAGACCGCAACCGTCCTGTCCCTCGACCTGGGCCCCCTCTACGGCAGGAGGACGCCGGCGGGGATGATAAAGCAATACGCCTGCATAGTCACAGCCTACTGCGAGATGGTGGACAAGCGTGGAAGCTACCTAGTCAACCCAGGCGAGTCGGAAATGACCTCGGACGTGATGAACTTCAAGATTTACCTCGACGGAGTTGGGCTTCCGTGGATGGAGCGCCAGACCGACTACATCGCCATCTACACGAACCCCTCCTACAGCGAGGGATGCTTTGGGCGGACTTTCTTCGCCATGGACACTAATCGGACTTATACCCTTGAAGTCAAAGCCACAAACAGGTTTACGACAACCCAAACCGCGAGGGTTGTCCTAAACATTGTCATGTGCCCATGGATACTCATAGACTCCCATCAGCCGCTGACCCTGGATTTCCCACAGGGCTCAACCCTTTACCTTGTCATGGAACCCCTCACGGCGGACGCGACCAAAACCGTTAAGCTCGGCTGGCCCCGCTTCATCAGCTTCGGAGACTCCACAGACTACTATAGCACGGCGAGCGGGACAGGCATCCTCTCGTGGAACTACACTTTTGAAAGCGTTGAAGTCAAAAACGTGGGCTTGTTTGTCGGCGGATACGGCGGCTGCATAAGCGTGATAGCCGTGGACGTGAGGTGACCAGATGACCTTCCAGGTGGATTTCCTGTCGCTGAACGTGGTGGAGTTCGCCGAAACCGCCCTGCCCATAGCGTCCGAGTGGAACGCCTGGGAAAACCAGCAGCTAACCGTCAAACGCTTCATCTACGGGGTTAAACGCGTCTGGACCCTTAGGTGCGTGGAAAAGGACGTAGCGTGGAGTAACAGCGCCGCAAAATACCTGGAGGATAGGATGCAGCAGAACGCGACCGTCACTCTCACCGTGAGCGAAGGCGACCGCTACCAGCTCACCTCGACGCCCTGCCACATCCTAAGAGTGGAAATGGAGATGAGGCTTGTGGGCGGGCAGAACATCCGCTACTTCACGGTCCAGCTTAAGGAGGCCTAAACATGAGCCAATGGGGCGGCGAGTCAATACACAACGCGATTTTAAGCAATTTAACAAGCGCGCCGACAGGCAAAAAAATCTGCAAACTTGAATTCACATGGAACCCGGACGGGACAATCGCGACAATCAAGTTTTTCGGCGAAAACAACGAGTTGCTCTTCACGTTGAGTTTTGTTTGGAACCCTGATGGAACGTTGCAAAGCGTGGCCCGAACATAGGCCCCTTTTTGCGAGCCTATGCGGGAAACCCGCTTTTTAAAAGGCGGGGGTAAAAGTGAGGTGAGTTGAAAATGCAAAACATAAATGAGAAGGTTAGCTGGAAAACAGTGTGGAGCATAAGCAAGTTCAAGGATCCAGACGGCACCATAGCGTCTATGCTTCAGCAGGGCGCAAACGTTGAAGACGTAGCCCGCCAGTTTCCAGAAGCCTTCCTTGGCGAGGAACGTTTTGAAGGCAACATAGCCTTAAACGAAGGGCTACAGTTGCTGATTGACTTGATTGCCGGCACCGGGACTGGAACACCTTGGAACGCAGCCAACGCCTACCTTGGTGTTGGAGATGGCACAACAGCAGAAAGCGCAGACCAAACTGGACTGCAAGGCACGAACAAGCAGTATAAGCCTATGGACAGCGGCTATCCTCAAAGAACTAACCAGACATGCGAGTGGCGCGCAACTTTCGCTGGGACAGACGCAAACTTCGCGTGGAACGAGTTCACGGTTGCAAACGGAAACAGCGATGCAGCAGTAAACCTTAACCGCAAAGTTGTAAGCAAAGGGACAAAAAGCAGCGGTGAAACTTGGACGCTTAGTTTGCAGATAACATTCAGCTAAACTTCCAAACTTCTTTTCTCATCCGGTGAAGTCTATGGAGCAAGTAGTGTTGAAAATCGTAAGGGTTGGCGAGTGCAAACAATGCGATTGGTGTTGTGATTAACGTGTCGGCGATTATTCCTCAGTTGGTTTCAAAAAGCTATTTGATTCCGATTGTTAACGGAGTTATTAATGACGTGCAAGTTTACGCTTCCAATGTGAACGGGTATAGGCTTTACAACGCTTCAATTTCTATTGACGTTACATGGGACGGGGCGAATGCTATTGATTATCTTTCCAGTTATAATCTTTTGAATTGGATTTGGCACTTGCAACAGAAAAGTGGCACGGCATGGAACGAAGTTAAACCTTCAAGTATGAGTATAACGGCAGGGCAAGATGAGAACGGCTGTTATGTGATTAGGCAGGGGGTTCTCAGTGACGGTTCAACTTTCACAATTAAATATTCGCTGCCGAATAATGGAACATTGAAGTTTTCGTTAAGCTATACTCCGGCTAAGACGGCTACGTATAGGCTTTGGTTTGAGGTTAACGGGCTTGTAGACGGCAACACTAATGCTTACGTCAATTATGCGAAGCCGAACAGTAAGCGGGTTCATTTTGACTTGCCGTCTTATGTTGGTTTAACGTTTGACTTTGACTACAGTGATGTTTCAGCAAGCCTACCTGTTAGTGAACAGTTTGACACGGCTAATTACAAGTATAATTGGTATGTTGAGCTTGGAAACCTTAAAGCTGGAACACTTTACACTGTTGACCCAACCACAGTTAGCACAACTGCTGGACAATACTCTACTGCCGTTGGAAACAGCCGTAAACTTTTCCGTGACGCTTACGGCAAATACATAGCTGTCTTCAAGAATGCGAATGTTATGTTGGCTTACTGTAACAATGACCCTCCAACCTCTGGATGGAACGCTTACGACTTGGGTTCAACTTACGCTGTCGATGTTGGCGTAGATTTCGGTGTTGCAGCAGCCTATGATAGCGTTAATGATAGGCTTATGATTTGCTGGGTTGGAAGTGGAAGTCCAAAGTTTGCACAAGTCACGTTTTCAAGAGATTCTAGCTACAACATTGTCGGCTACACGGTTGGAAGCGTTTTAACCATCACGCCAACTTACAGTCCAGCACACAATCCGTCCCTGTGGATGCTTCACAACGGCGAAGTGGCTGCTGTCTGGGGTGCAGACAAGACAAGCGGTGCAAAACACAGTATAGTTGAGTTTGCACGAATAGTTTTTGGCAGTCCGCCAACGTATAAGAATGCTGCTGGAACAGCAGGCAGCACGGACAAACTTGGAACCGATTTTACAAGTGCCTATCAAGTTAGGTGTCCGACAATTGTGCAACGAACTAACGCTGGCACTGGACAATATGACCTTTATGAATTCAATTGGGGAAGTCTTGGTACATCATCAACAGACCAGAAACAAAAAGCGACTTGGACGGGTTCTGGTTGGAGTTGGGGTTCACCACAACAGCCAACAGTGATTTTAGTAAATCAACCTGTTTGCGCTTATGACACCGTTAACGGGTTAATAGTGTATGGATGCTCAGCATCAGCAGCTAATGTTGGTAAAATTGGAGTTATAAGTGCTTCTGATACTGACAGCGACATCAGTCCCTCCACAATTTCAAGATCTGCATTTAGTTCTCTAGCAATTGACCAAACTAACGGCGACTATTACTTTTTCTATGTTGTTTCAAATAATATTTATTATCTTAAGCGTTCAGGCGGTAGCTGGAGCAGTGAAATCCAGTTCATCACAACAGCAAGCGAAAACTATCCAAGCTGCAAAGTAGACGGTTCAGCCAACCGAATAGAACTGATTTGGACACATTACACTGGCACAGCATACAACGTTTACTACGACTACCTGCCTCTTGCTGTAGGGGTTACAGTCACGGTAACCGATAGTGTCGGTTTAAGCGATTTTGCATTATGTAACAAAACACTTGCCGTAACTGATTCCGTAGGGTTGGCTGATACGCCATTGAAAGGCTGGACACCAACTGTAACGGATGCAGTTACACTTGTCGAAACAGTCTTACGCAACAAAGCTTTCTCAATCCTTGATTCCGTCGGGTTGGCAGACGTTGTTTACCGAGGCAAACAGTTAACGTTAACAGACGCTGTGTCTTTGACGGACGCTATACTTCGCAATAAACAGTTTGCAGTTCAAGACGTGTTAAACCTTCTCGACGCCGTGTTAAGCCATAAACAGCTGCAAGTTTCGGACACGGTTAGTTTAGCTGATGTTGCCTTAGCCCTAAAGATTTTGTTGTTGACTGATTCGATAAGCCTTTCAGACGTTGTTGAAGTTCTCGTTGGCGCAATAATTAAAGTTGTAGAAGACAGTATAGGCTTGTCTGACCAAGTTTTCCGCAACAAAAATGTGGTGATTCAAGACTCGTTAACTCTTCTTGACAGCCTTTTACGGGACAAACAGATTCCGTTGACGGATGCTGTAAGCTTCACGGAGCTTGTTGCCGTAGCAAAAACGTTAGTTTTAACCGACACTGTAAGCTTAATAGACAGTATACTTCGTGACAAATATTTGACCTTAACCGACCAGTTAACAGTGACGGACACGGTTTTCAGAGACAAACTTGTGCAGATTCTGGAACAGTTAAACGTGACGGATATCGCGAAGACAGATAAACTGGTTAAACTGGTTGATACTCTTTCGCTTTCCGATGCTGTTGCCTTAACTAAACTATTGCTGCTAACTGATTCGATAACCCTGACAGATGCCATTGAAGTTATAATTGCCCAAGTCTTTAAAACCGTTGAAGATTATGTCGGTTTAACAGATGTCGTTTACGCCAACAAAAACTTCATAATCCAAGACACGATTAGCACCGTTGAAAGCATCTTAAGAAACAAGCAGCTAACAATAACGGATGTTGTGTCAACCATCGAAGCTATTGCCGTTGGAAAACTTTTAACAATCACAGATAATATAAGCCTCACGGATCTAGCCAAGGTTTTAAAGCAACTGCGTGTTAGCGACTCCGTCAGCCTTGTTGACGCCGTGCAGGTTCCATCCAGAATATTGGCTGTTTTGGATTCTGTTGGTTTAACCGACACTTGTCAAATCAGTAAAGCCTTGATAATAACAGACCAAATAGCGCTTGTGGAAACTGTCTATGCGGGTAAAGGTAAACGGGCGAAAATATTTCTTGTTCTTGGAAACATGGTTGTGGATTTGGCGACTGGACAAGTAGAGTTCGCTCTATAAACTTAACGCATGCGCCCACAACGTTTAAAAAGGGATTGGAAACGTGCAGGAGTTTTTCCGCATAAACAGTGTTAGACTAAAGCTTAAAACGAAAAAAGGATAGAAAAACTCCGGAATTTTCCAAATATTTCATTTGGTTGGTGTTTGGGCTGCCGGTGGCTTTTTCCTGCGTTTAATAAGCACCACAGCCAACACTATCACAACCACGATAATCAAAACGAAGGCAACTGCGCCCAACGAGCTTCCGCCTTCAGCCCCCTTTGGAATAGTGTCAACGTCTTGTTCAACTGTTACTGTGAAGTCGTCAACGTTTGCAACTCCAATTTTCAAGTAATATTCCTTGCCGCCTTCATGAACGTATAAGGTGCCGCTTGTCTCGTTCCGCCCAGTTTTAATGACAGTATCAATAAATTGCGTCGTTTCACCTTTCGGGTAAATGAAGACGCTGAAACATGCAAGGTCTCCAGCGATCCCCGCTTTAGGCGTGTAGCTCCATTTTATCCGCCATTCGGTTGCGTCGATTTTGAAATAGTTTGTTGTTGTGTCCGATGAGCCTTGAAATGTAGTTACGGTTTGCCAGTTCGCCGCGTAGCCTAATCCCGCTAGCAAAACCATGGAAAACAACGCAACAACAATGAAGCTTTCCTTCATCCCGCTTTCTCACCTCCCTTCAAGTTTAACCATAACAATTTTTAAAACTTTTCATTTTGTTATTACACTCGTTAAGCAGTTATAGGCATCATTTCACTAAATTTGTAACCGCAGTTTTGACAACTATATTTTTGTAAATGCAATGCTCAGGTATAGATTCCAATAATCGTTCGCTATTACATTTAGGGCACTTTTTCATTTTTCCCCTCCGCAATAAAAAAATTAACATTTTCCATAAATTTAGAGTTTGGCCAATCTCCTTTGCCTGGCACATAATTAGCAGCAAGTTTTGTTTCTACCACTCCTTTACGATTGACCCATATAATTAGCGACCACCCCTTTGCAACCTTAAACTTATATAATAGGTAATATGGGCATGCCAT